GTCCATATCCAGGGATCTCCTTGACCATCATGGTCAACCGCGGGAATGCCACCCCAAGATGAGGTGACACGCCGACGGATTTTGAACCTTTCAGTGTTCGAACGAACACCGATACGTCCGTTCCGGATAGTCCCCTTTAAGAGTGCTATCAACAAACCGCTAGGATTATAGTGAAATCTATACCCTTTTACGATTTGAAGGCAGCAGTTCTCAGAGAGGTTAGGAATCTTGAAGCCAGAAGGACGATTCGTGATGGCGTGATATACTACGCCGCCAGTATTTCTATCACGACTGGCCAAAGAAGTGGGTACGAATGGGTATTTAAGTCCCTCAGCATCACCATCACTCCTAGGTATAATGATCAGCTTTTGGCTGACATATCCATAGAGTACAGCGATGCTGCGTGGGATATATATACCCGACTCCGCACTCCACCTAACCAACCTGTTTATCAAGGAGTAGACGTCAGCCGTGGAGGTGAGTTTTCTACAATAAACGCCACGAATGTTATGGCCTCTAAAGTAGTCCCCACCACACGACTCTCGGAACTGTCCTGTATTGAACGATTTGCCTACGTTCACAGTGAATCCAAACAATTCCAAAGCGCTAACGATGAAGTTATAAGAATCCTTACGGACAATTATATCATCACCAAAGACGCCCCAGTTAGCTGGACTCAATGTACCGTACCTTGGAGTAATTCCAAGGATGCGGTAACAGGACGTTACGACGGCCGAGAACAGTATCGTTTGAAGAGGAAAAGTAAAACCATTTCCCATTGACGATACCATATAAAGCTCATCCGTTGTACCATCTGGATAGATGACACTAGGTGACCTAGCGACTCTCAACCAATGCATAAAATATGCAGGAAGGAGTTCACTAAGTAAATTGAGCGATATACTGTCAGACGCAGATGAAAGATCGATAGTAGCATAATCGCCACTATACGAACCATCTTTTGCCAGTCTTCTATTGAATTCAGGTTGAATTGAAAGATCAATATTGAACTTTCTCTTCAACGAGTCTTCTAAGAAGGCTCCGATGCCTTTCTGAAATAGCATATTCAGATTTGGCTCCGTACAGATTGATCTCGATATCTCCGACGTCTTCGGAACAAAAGAAAGACGGTTACCCGCTACGATACACTCCCCATGGATTGAATGCCGCAGTTTTTCGGCGGCCCAATGTGTAGGGTTACTTTGTATCGAATGCCAATAAAGGCGATAAAGATCTGCTGATGAGCTACTAAGGTTGGAGTCAAATATCTTTGTATAAAAGTTATCTGACTTTGCACCTATAGAAGCACCAGGCCCTGTATCAAACCCCTCTGAACAGCGAGAGAGATTGAAAACACGGTCTGGACCGCAAAAGAGAAGCCGATCAAAGAAAAGTTTAACTTCTTCGATAAGTTTATCTTCATAGAGATTCTTCGGCACCAGTGTATAATAACGGCAGCGCTCGTTGCTCTCTTTAAAGAGCGTCAAGCAACGCTTGTTAAGAACACTGTTACTCGTTGTCGCAAATTTCTTTGCGATCGAGTTTTTAAGCCAAAGAGTCCTTGCGGTTTTGATGTCCATATCCGAAGTAAGGATATGTTCATCAACTTTCAGCTCGTCTTGCAGGGTGGTTAAAAACCGAGTAAAATCATACATCGGTATCTCTCCTAGGTAATTCGAGCTTTAACTTGTCATCTACTCACGAAGAAACTAAAACGTAAGGAGACGAAAGTTATTGCAAACGAAAAGAAACAGCTTCGTCGAATTCTACGAAGGCTGCCTGAATTGCTGTTAGGCAATTCCCGAAACCACGCTATCCCCCAAACCAGCAGACTGCTGGGTCAGGGCACCGATGAGCGCAGAAAACATGGCTCGTAGGTTAGCGGGGTCCGCGGTGTCTGAACCTGCCGGAATGCTGAGATCAACTTCAGCTAAGGCGACAGATGCAGGCTGGCCAGCGAGAGGAGTAACGCCCTTGCGGACGATAATCTTCCACCGGTTCTTCGGCACGTTGGGCAAAAGCCCGGTAACAGGGTTCGTCTTACCCAGAACTGCAAAGTTCTTGGGGCGCACAAAGGTCACCGTAAAAGGTGAAGAAACTGAATGCGCGACTACACCTGCTTGCGTACCTCCCAGGGCAGAGATTGCAACCTGCTTCCCATTCACATCCGGCGCAATATCTGCGACGGCTGTGTATGTTGGCGCGGTGAAACCCGTCTGGGCACTACCCGTTATGGGCGATGCTATTGTCCACATGAAGTGGTCCCTTTATTGATTGGAAAGGATAAAATTACCTATCAACAAACGTCGATAGGGCCTAACCAAACAGCTTAGGTATCTTACCGCCAAGACCCAGAGCACCAAGATTGGTGATCTGTTTGGGCGTTAGCCCTAGGTTGAATCGTAATCCCTGATAGGGAATTGCGACAACAGCCCCCCTGGCAATAACCTTGCTGCTTGATATGCCGGAGCCTCCGGTTCCTGTATAGCTGTCAAAGCGATCCGAACCCCAATAGCTCTTCAAAGCAGCAGCGTCGACTATTGACTCCAACAAAGTGTTGGATTCCTTAATCTCCGTACTGCCCATCCAAACAATAGAGCCGGTTCGCGTAGCCAGCTGGTCCAGGAGGTCGCCTACATTAGAAAAGTAGTCGACAAGGAAAGAGAAAGGTATGAGTTCCCAAACAGTAGGTATAAATGAGCTAAAATCAAAACCGCTCATTGAAATTACCTTATCTGCTTGGTTAACAATCCCTTCTGGATCCTCCAGTGGACGTAGAACTCCGTAGTAGCGCAGCGAATAGCTATGATATCTGCTCTCCGTAATTATGAAGGGGAATAAATCGTTTAAGGTAAGAATGTTAGCCCCAAACTTAGAAATATCGGGGTCACTCGTTGCCTTAGCCCCTACAGAAAACCGGTGAGTTGGGATATTTTTAACTATCCTAGCTACAGCTATTGCGGCATCTTTCACATCAGATACGAGAGGTACCCAACCGAAAGAATATTCTAACCATGTATCAGAGAGGATTTCCCTAATT